GTCAGTTCCGTCACCGGAATAAGCAGTAGCAATTTTGAATGGTGATAATGCTTCGTCACCAGCTACTACGTCATTTGCTGTACCTGTTGCGTCATTTGTTTCTGCGTATCTTACACGCAATGTGTGAATTTGTCCTACTGGACCAGTCATAGGTTGTACACCAACTAATTCGTTAGCAATAACTGTAGGCATAACCCTTCTAATTACAGGAAGGATAACACGGTTTAGTGTTGCTACGTTACCAGCTGTTGTTGTACCTGCGGCTGATGTTTCTGCTAAGTGCTTTCTTGTGTTTTCTAAGATAACACCCATTGAATTGCGTTTAGAGCCTTGTAGACCTTCTAATAATGCGTCTTTGGTCTCACCCCAACGGCTTTCAAGTAGTTCTTGTGACATGATAATTTCTCCTAATGTCTTTACTTATAGTCCTGCTAGTTTGCGTAAGTCGATGACTTGTGAGTCTTCATCTTTCGCTTCAACTGGCATGGCTTTATCCCCAGTAACTTCCTTAACTGATTCTGTAAGTGTCGCTTTTTTTGACTTCACTACATTCTCGTTAAGCACCGCTGGGAGATACTTGTTAAAAGTGTTATCTAATTTCTTAGTTTGTACACTCTCTAATAAATTTCGCATAACTTCTGCTTTCTCGTCGTTTAACGGACTTAAAAGCTCATCTAATTTTGCTGTACGCTCATTAGATTCTTTTATTACACGAACTTCTTTTTCTTTTGACTCAACCAACTTGTTAGTTTCGTTGAGTTTATTGGTTGCTTCTTCTAATTGCTGATCTTTTTGTTCAATACTTGACATTAACTTGCGGATCTCAGCGTTCTCATTTAAATGAGTGCCTGCGAATTCACTTGCGAATGTTTCAAATATCTTACGTCCAAAGCTGTTCTCACGAGCAACTTTGATATCTTCTTGCAATTGAGAGAGTTCTGCTTTCAAGTGCTTGGCAACAGCATTTGTCATTTTCTCGCTTGATTCTGTAACAAACTTAGTTTTAAGTTGTTCTAGTTTCGCACGAGCCTCTGCTACAAGTTTAACTTTAGTTTCTACAACGTCTTGTTTATCTTGAGCAAATTCTTTAATTTCTTCTGACAATGCTTTAACAACAAACTCTTCCAGTTTTCCAACTGTTGAAGTTTGTGCTTTCCTGTCTTGTCTAAGATCTTTGATTTCTTCCGCTAATTTACCAACCATAAAGTTGTTAAACTTGTTAGCGTTTTCTTTCATTGATGCGTTAAACTTAACACGATCTTCTGCTAACTGAGCTTTTTCAGCTTTCACTTCATTAAGTTCAGTAGTAAGACCTTCTGTTACCATGCGATCAATCGCTTCAACCATATTACTTTTATCGTGTTCATAACGTTGTGCAAACTCCTCACGAAGTTCAGCACGAACCTGATCTTTGGTTTCTTCTAGTTTAGATGTCCAAGCTTCTTGGATTTCTGATCTAGTTTCTTCATTAATCAGATCGCTATCTAGCAATGGTTTAATTACGTCTAGCATGATTGCGATTCTCCTAAATCTTGAGATCTTTGATTAGCTTTGTTACTTCGCTTTTCAAATATCTCTGTAGTTTCGAATCTCCACCTGCGTCCTTAGCCATTTCCAACACCTTATGTCCATACTTCATGTTCATAAGTCCTTCGTATATCGCTGTTGGGTAAGCGTTTGGCGCACTTGGTTGAGATACTATATCGACAGTGATAATTTCAAAATCACTGACGTGTCCTGAGCCTTCGGAAACGTTACCACTTCCTCGACTAGAAACTCCTAATTTAACACCTGAGCCTAGCATAGTTTCTACTAGTTTACCCATTGGTGTCGGTAAAATCTTTAGTTTACCATGACCGTTTGGACCATCCATCCACATTTCTGTGATCATATGGCTTACACGATCTAAATTAATCTTTAAATCGTCCGGGTGATCAACTTCGCCTAGAACTGAATATCCGCCTTTAACTTGTTCATTTAAGCTTTGTACAGCGTTTTGAATTTCGTTAACCGGATATACACGTTCGTTAGCATTCTTGACACCACCCTGGATACAAATACCTTTCATAAAAAGGTCTTTACCATCTTCTGAGCTTTCAGTGACAATATTAGCCGCTGTAAAGTTCAAATGTTCCTGTAGGTATGTTGTCATTCTTTTAGTTAATCCCTATTAGTTTACAGATTTTTTATTGTCTGCTGTGTCCTGTTTAACAGGAGCTGGTGCTGGTGACAGGTTTGGCTCTGTAGTGCCGTGTGGTAGTTCTTTTGCTGATGGTGCTGGTCTACCTTTTTCTGGTTTGTCTGTAGAAGGTATTTTATGTGGTTCAGCAAGGCCTTCTTTAGCGCCGCCGTTTGCTAATATAGGTGACTTGTTAGCTGTGCTATCAGTACCGTCTTTATGGTCAGCTTTAACTGGTTTTAAGTCAACAGCTTCTTCCATTGGCATTGGTAGTTCTTCGTCGTCAGTACCTACATCGTTCATACCTGGTTCTACTTCTACTTCTACGTCGTCTTCAGCTTCAAGATCGCCTTCAATACCGTCAAGTTCTTCACCTTCAGCATCGTTGTCGTTCATTAAGCCTTCAAATTCTGACATAAGCTCGTCTAGTTTGTCTTCAAGATCAACTACACGGTCTTCTAATTCTTCTTCGTCGTCTTCAGAGTCGACTTCAACTGCTTCTTCGTCTTCGTCGTCATCATCTTCAGCAATACCTGATTCGTCATGTTGGATGTCGTGCATCATATCATCAGCGGCATCACCACCTAATGTTACATCTTCATCTTCAATTGACTCTTCGACTTTGTCTTCTTTTTCGTCTTTGTCGCAATCTTCTGCTTCATCGAGTTCTTTTTCGTCTTTGTCGCAATCTTCTTCTTGCATTAAGTTCTCGTAAATTTCACGAGACTTTTCCACTACTACTTCGTGGAATAACTCTTTAG